TCCACCAGTAGTTCTAAGTAGCTTAGGCTACAACGTCTTCGAAGAAGTAACCAAGGTCAGCACCGACGACTTTCATGTCGTAGGACATTTTCACTTGGATATGCTCTGCAACTTGCTGACGCTTGAGTGCATCGTCTGAGAAGCTCTCAACTGTAACACCGAGGTTGTTGACGCCTGGAATGTTGTTCCATGCGAATGTCAAACCAGCGGCAGGTGTCATAAGACCAGCAGAGGATGGTGTGTGTACCAACAGTGCGTTCTTACCACCGATGAAGGCGTTAGCTTCTGCAAGACCTTCAGCAGCACCGTTCTTGACAGCTTCCATGACGTAGAAGTTTTCTACTTCAAAGATTTCTGCAAGTTTAGCGTCTGTGATAAGCGCAGTGTTTGTGACTGTTGCGCCACCGTTCAAACGTGCAAGCACATCTGGGTGGTTGACAAGGATGTCACGTACTTCTTTACCGACAACCATTGTGTTTGGCTTGAAGCCGCCAGAACCCAGTTGCATTGTACGACGTGCAGTTGTTACGTCTGTCAATGGTGTTGAGTTGGTGTAGTCTGACCACAAGTTAGCTGGTGTAGCGTCTGTACCCCAGATACCAGCAGAGAAGAATGATGCAGCAAAGCGCTCTTCACGGTCAATCATGACACGGTTCATAAGTGTTTGTGCGCCAGCAGCACGGATTTCCAGCATTGCATCTTCGTTAGCAAGTGTTTGCTCATCGAAGTCCATGCCGAGGCCAAATACGTCAGCGAAGTAGCTGTCGTTAGAGATAGCCATACCGATGCGGTTTACTTCGGTGCGTGGTGCAAGTTTCTTAACATCACCCGAACGGTTCATGTTCGCACGGTCGTAGATGTAGTACTTGTCTGACTGACGCTGTACACCTACAGTTGGGAATACTTTGTCAGCAATGAAGTTAGTTTGTTCTTGTGCATATGCCAGCGTCAGGTTAGACAACGGCTGGTCGATATGTACTGCGGAGGGAGTCAAAAGAGGCATTATATTATTCCTTTATATGCTAGGTTTAGGCAGCTACGTTGCCACCTTGGATGAGTTCGATCTCAATGATCTGTCCATCCACACCAGCTTCACGGGCGTAGCCCATTACAACGTCACCAGCGGCAGCAGCTTCTGCTTTACCGTCAGCACCAGTTTGTACAGCAGCACCAGCAGCGATTGTGCCACCAGCTTCGACCATAACAGAACCTGAGACGCATACGGTTACGGCTGCACCAGCAGCACCACCTACGAGGCAAACACCGATAGTGTTTTCGCCACCAGCATCAGCAAGGTCAACTTGACCGTCTGCTTCAAGAGTTACGAATTTGAATTGTGCTGCGGAAAGGTCTTCCCCAGCGATAAATGTGCGGTTATCACGAGATTGCATGACGGCCATGATTATTCCCCTTTATAGGATTTGTTGATGAGTGACTTACCTTCGTCGGTTTTGGCTACAGCAGCATAGGCTTTAGCATACTCACTCTTTTTCAGTTGGTTGTCGTCCATGTAGGACTTCACGAGAGCATCCAGTTTGTCGGCAGAGGTAGCGAACTCACCGTCTACATCGGACTTACCAAATTCTTGCATAGAGGCTTCAAAGGCAGCGTCAGCAGCTTTCAATGCTTCCATAATAGCTTCTTCTTCTGCAAACTTAGCAACCAGAGATTTAGCTACAGAGATGTCGAAGTGAGGCAGTGCTTCACCAGCACGTTTAGTCAGTTCAACGTCAGCTTTCTCAACAGCAGCAGCTTCCAGAGCTTTAAGGACTGGGGCAGGGATGTCAGACTTAACGACCATCTCGCCTTCAATGTCCATCATCTCGACTTCTGCTTTCTTTTCGATAGCGTCTGACTTGATGATATAACCGTTGTCAATGAGACCTTTGCGAAGGCGCTCGTTCTCAGCTTTGAGTGTTTCTACATCAGCCTTAAGAGTATCTAGGTCGATCTCCTCAGCAGTAGCTTCCTCAGCTTTGTCTACTTCTTCGGCAGTAACTTCTTCTTCCGTTACTTCCTCAGCAGCTTTTTCCATGTCGTAACCAAGAGCCTTCATAGCTTCTTCTTTACCACACGCTTTTTCTTCCATGTACGCCTTAACTTTGGCTTCCATTTCATCTGTCATTTTATTGATGTCCTCAACAGAATTGTCACGCTTGAAGAGGCTAACCATTGCCTGTGCATTGGCTGGGCGATCCACTAGGGAAAGTTCCTCAAGGTGCAAGTTTTTTAGGAGGTTAGGCAAGATTAAATCTCCTCTTTCATAGCACGTCCACCAATTGAGAACGCAGCGAGTTCACCAGACTTAACCATATTCCAGATAGCATCATCGAATACTTTATAAGCAACGACCCATCCTTCACGGTCAGACTGGATACCTAGAGCTTCACCAATCTCTTTGGTGACTGGGAGTGAGTGTACTACTGTACCCACTTGATCCCCTGTATGCATGGCCTTACCTACACGCAAATGCTCCATAAATTCGTTTACAGCTTTCACCAAAGTGTCAGCTTCGATAACATCACCTTGGCGGTCTACTACAGGTTCACCCTTTTCGGTTACTACTGAGGCCCAGCCATAGACCATACGTTGTTCGTCGTCGGTCTTAAGGATTTTACCTTCGATACTCTTAGTCATATCACTCACAGAAGTATCTGCCTCCCACATACGGCATGACCAGTAGCCAGCCTTTGTTTTGTCTTTCTTAGTATCGCATGAATGACGGGAGCGGAAATTAGCACGAGCCTTTGGGTCATCACGGCGGATTTCCATGTTAGGATCACCGAAGGTAACTCGTTTAACCTTGTCGCCGTCCATGACAAACACTTCAAACTTCTTGTTGCCACCTTGGATGCGGCGAGGCTTATTAAGTGTGACTTTAGCACCTTGATACTCAGCTTTAGAGAAGTCTTCCTTGAGTACCTCAGCTACGATAGCCCTGAGAGCCTCTATACGGTCCACTGAGGGGTCTTCTTGCTCTTCTGTGGCCTCACCCTGCTGATAATGCTCTAGGTAGGCTGTATGGCTCTCTGCTGGCATATACACAGCTTGACCATCATAGTCGTGAACGTGTATCTTGCCCTCAAGTCCCATGTCCATGCTACGAGAGCGAGCTTCCATCTCAGTGGTAAAGATGTCGTTGGCGTATTGTGCCTTAGCGACAGACTTCTTAGTTGAGGATGGGTGGGACGAGGGTAACAGGTCTTTGTCGTGGTTAGGCTTCTTAGAGCCGCTTACGATCTTAAGGAAGCTATTGACACGAGCCATAGCCCATTGCTCAGGTGACTTAACATTAGGACGAACACTTGAGGGGTTAGTCTTATAAGCACCAACACCACGGTCATAGACAGCTTGAAGCATACGCATAGTTACTTTATGCTTAGACTTCTTGTTGTGGGCTTCCATCTTGTTCTTGAGGCCAGTCTTTGACATTATCCGATAACCTTTGCTAGATACCCTTTGAAACTTCCAAATACGACAGCACCTTGTGTAGAGGTCTCGCAAGTAACTCGTACGTCAGCGTTCTTGGGAATGATAATACAGGGGTCTAGGTTGAGGTCCCATGAACCACCAGTAGAGCTTGCGCTAACAGCAGCGCCTTGACGGAAGACCTTACCTGCGGTCCTTACCTCAAGGTAGAAGTCAACGCTTGCAGCTTGTTTGTTAGATACAGAACCAAACCCACCTGTTAGAACGTAGTAGTCTTGGTCACTAAAGGTTGTTGCAGCCTTGAACGACTGTTGGAAGCCTTGAGGAATGTACTCATGCACCTTGGTGCTATCTTGAGGGACACCACTGGTTATAGCTGTGTCTTCATAGACGTAAACTGCACCTGCAAGCTCTGTACCATTGTTGTTGTAGACTGTAGAAACACGAGCTACAGGGGTTGGCAGAGGAACCCTATTCTGACCGTCCAGTGTAACAACCTGTGTCATAAAGGTGAACTTTTGGTCTGTACCTGTACCTTCTACAGTGTGACACTCAAGATAAATCTCTTCGTTATCAGCAGCATTAGAAGAAGAGATACTGTCGATTAAGTTACCTTGCACATATGTCTCATGTCCACCGAAAGCCCAAATGGTTTCCATCGTATCAGCAGATAACTCAGCGGACTTACCAAACTTGAGTAGGCTCTTAGCTTTCTTGTCGATAGAGACGACATCACCAAAGGTAGCCTGTATCTCACGTTCAGCTTGGACGAGGCGACCATCAGGGACCTCATATATTCGTCTGTTCCATCCACCAAACATCTGCTGAATTTCCTCAATCTCTTGTTTTACAATATAGTTAGGGTCATCAGCAGTCCCGACTACAGGAGACCTAGTTCTGATCTTGTTGGCTGATAGTACGTGGGTCTGACTTAGTGCAGCTTCGCTTACCTCTACGACACCCGTTACAATAGGTGTTGCAAGTGCTGTCTCTTCCTCAGACATACTTGCGGAGGAGACTTCTGGAGAAGTAGTGGCAATGCCGTTAGCAGATAACGTGTGATCTTGTACAAGAGCCAGAGAAGGGACACTTGGGCTACCCGAAGCTATACCAGAAGGTAATAGATCGTGGTCTTGCGTCAAAGACGCTGTACCTACAAGGGGCAGTCCAGTCGTAATATCTAAGACTGTCGCTACATGAACCTGAGTGATAGAGCTAGATTGGACTTCGGAGGGGCCTGTAGAAAAACCATCCGCACCAATAAAGTTGTCGTTGACTAGAGGCTCATTAGCTTCCGTAAGGAGTAGGCTGTTATCCTCTTGTAAAATCCTACTGGACATAGCCTAGAACCTCTATTATACAGGATCAGGAATACCAATAGTAAACGACCCTAACGAGAATGTGTTGCCAGAGGCTACAGATTGACTTGTAGTTAGAGAGCCTGTCGCAAGCAAGCGAGTATTAACCGTGTCAACAATCGCATAGTGAGTTGCTGTACCCGTACCTGTAACTGAACCGTCTGAGATAGCAGCTACAACAACCTCACGACCACCACCAGTACGGTCTGAAGGGGCAGCAATACTTAGGGAAGTAGAGTTTCCTAAAGCTGAGGTTGAGTTAGCATCTGTGTAATCTACTGCCTCTTGAGAGGTAATGAGGATTTTGTTAGCTTCTGTATCAAGGACAGACAAACCATTGTCATAAACCCTATTACTTAGTGTAGCCATTACTCTTGCTCCTCATCATCTGTGGTAGCTTGTGTGCCAACCTCTGGATCATAGTCAAGTTCAGCAATGTCCATGAGGTCTTGAATAACCTCTGGGTGACTACTAACGTCAATGTTTGCACCATTAAGGTTACGTAGGAAGGCTGCAATCTCACGAAGATCATGCGGAGCGACATCACCAGCTTCAATAGTTGGCATCAGGTCATAGCTCAGACCGTTCAACTCCCACAGACGCTCGACCAACTGTTTGTTGAGAACATCTACGATTGCTTGGATGTAGCTCTCAAGCGCACGGAGGAACAGGTCTGTCTTCGACTTGGACAGAGCGTATGAACCACCCTGCGAACCAAGTAGAAGGAACTCAGAAAGCATAGAACGAGCAATATCATGCTGATAGCGACGAACAATAGGATCAATGTTAATGTTGCGACTACCACTTGACGACATAAGCTCAATGTCAACGAGTTTCTGACTTGTAGGCGCACCATCTTTGTCAGGGTAGGTATCTGACGGAAGAACGATGTAACCTTGCTCGTTGAACTTAACATCACGTAGAATCTGCTGTAGGTTAGCTACGAAGCCTGACTGTGCTGCGGAAGCATCA